ATCTTACAACATCAACTCTAAACTTTTGACCTGTACTTAATTCACGATAAGGTAAAAGCCATAATGGTGGAGAAGAAAAACCAATATTTGATAGACATTTACAAATTTCTTTTATGGATATATCCTTTGAAAAATCATTCAAAAAAGATGTATCATCAGTCCATTTATGTTTTGGATCATAATTTTTTGTAAATAATTCTTTTGCCAGACTTGATTTACCACTTCCACTTAAACCAACAATCATTCCAATTTGCCAATCAAAATTTAGATCAATGTCAAAAACAAATTCTTTTTCTAATGTTTTTTTTGGTTCTAAATCATAAATTCCACAAATTTGCTCTGTCCGAAATGTCGGTTTGTACGTTATTTTTTTTAAAAACTTAACACTTTGCATTTTAAACCTCTTTGTGTCAGTTCGTTATATAATCCTTCTTGTTCCGTTTCGTCTTGTAATTCAACAGTCAATTGATATTGAGAATTTATAGTTTGTTCTTCTGTATCTATTGTATCAATATCAAAATTTAAGATATTGTCTAACTCTTTTTGATTGAAACCTGTTAATCTTAAATCAAAATTGTTATCTAACAAACTTGTCAAATTTAGTTTCAAATCTTCGTTTGCCCAAGTGCTGTTTTCAGTAAGTTTGTTATCTGCTATACAATACGCTTTTTTTTGATCTTCTGTCCAACCTCTGGCAATCATACAAGGAACTTTATCAATATTTAATTTTTGAGATGCTAATAATCTCCCATGACCAGCGATTATCTCTAAATTTTCGTCAACTAAAATTGGCATTGTCCAACCAAACTCTTTAATACTTTTAGCCACTTGTTGAATTTGTTCTTCACTATGTTCTCTAGGATTACTGTCGTAAGGAATTAAATCTTTTGATGATATTAATTCGACTGTTTTAAAATCTATTTCCATTTTTACCCCTTAATATTTATCAGAAATTATATTAAATTTCCTTGTTTATGATTTTTGGTATCTGGTTTCCATTCAATATCAACAAGTCTATATGTTCCCTTATAATTTGATTGTACTTTAACATTTGGTTTTAAATTTGTTAATTTTTCATTGTCCAAAATCATATATTCATTTTTATGTTCAATTATTAATCCACCCTTTTTTTTTGCCAAAGTAACTTCATAATCTCGGACAGATACATATTTTCCTCTCCATAATTTTAAAACCTTTTTTTCTAACATTTTTTGATCTCCTGTATCGGTTCAATATTAATTTGTATACTTGTTCCATTTAGACATATTGGAACTTTTTTATCTAAATCTTGACAATAGGATACTTGATTATGATTTACATGAACAAAAATTCTGTCTTGATTTATTTGCATAATAAATAACAAATCTTCAAGAGATAATTCATTTGCCAATTTTATTAACTGTGTATAATCATATTTCATCAAAACACCTCGTATTATTATTCCATTTCACCTTACATTCACCAATATTTCCCATGAGATCCAATTCGCGAACTTTTGCAATTCTAATTTTTGTTTCTTCTTTTTCATAATCTCTGGTAACAATCATTCCAACGTCGCATTTATTATTGAAATGACTGCTCCCCGAAATTTCATATAAACTCTTTACTTCAAACATTCCTGATTGAGTATCACGAATTTGTTTATTAGGGTGTGCAATCATAAATGTAAATGTATTATTTTCTCTATTAAATCTCTTTATGTCAGATATTAAAACCGATATATGTTCTGTTTCTGAAAAGGATTGTCGAGTAGGGTTAATCTCGTTAAAAGGATCTATTATCAATGAATCAATCGAAAATTCATTAATACATATTTGTGCCTTTTCTAAAATCCAAGAAATATCTGGACTCTCCGATTTCTTATCAATAAAGAAAAAATGTTCTTGTATAAATTTAAGAGCATCTAACATTTCCTGTCTTGATAATCTATTTTCAAAAAAAATATCAAATGGTTTTTTTACAAATTTTTCGATCAATCGTTTCAGATTAATGGCAAGACTATGTTCAGGACTAAAAATAACAAATTTAAATTGATGTTTTTTTGCTAGATTCATCACAATATCGTATGTAAAACTACTTTTGCCTGAATTTGGAGTACCAGTAATTACAACAAACATAGGTTTAACGATTTTAAACAACGGATTTAAATTTGAATATCCTATGTTAAATTGTTTATGTGTTTTACCCTCGTATAAATCATTAACATCTTTATAAATATCTCTCGCTTGATAAATACCCTCTAATTTATTTGACATGATTTATTATTTGATATCTTAACATATCGAATGCCTTTGGACTCATAATTGCTTTTAAAGTCAAAGCAAATTGTTTACATTCTGCCATTGTTTTTTTATCTTGATTAATGATCTTCTCGACATTTGGTTTTTCTTCTGTTAAATGTTTCCATTCGTCAAAATCCATAATTTATCTCCTTTTTAAAATATATTTTAATTATAATAATACTATTTTAAATATAATTCAACCAGCTAACCAATTTTTATTTTTTCTTGTAGTTTGTGGAAATTCGTCTTCCCACCTTCCCTGATTCAACCATGTCGAAGGGTGGCAAATATATTTCGATTCAATTTCGATTACACTTTCTTTATATAATAATATACCTTTAATTAATTCATCTTCAGTTACATCTATTTTTTTATTATTGATGATCTTTGTATATATATCTTTTGTTTTCTTTTTTCCAATTTTTTTTGGACAATGATTCCAGAATACATCAAATAAAGTTGGCTTATTATTAATAGTGTTTTTAATAGTATTATGTAAAACTGGTTTACATTCGGAGTCAATATTATTTACATACCCTATGTTAAGCATATTTACATGGTAATTGTTATATACAAATTGACCATTAGCTTTTTTTATGATTGATATATAATTTTTTTTTCTTAATTCTTGGATATGTTTATTGACAGATACTCTTGAACATTGACATAGATCTGCCAGATGTTCTTGTGAAGGGTAACAATTACCTTCTTCATCTGCATAATTACAGATCATCAACAAAATAAGTTTTGAAATTGGACTCTCTGTCTTTTGTTTGACAGCCCATGCCATGGCTTGAAAGCTCATTTAATATAATCCGTAAAAATCGTTTGGTTTTACCTCTTTGTTGGTTGCTTTGTAAATCTTCTGCATATTCTCCCTTCTTGGAATTGCGTCATTATATCTGTAACTATTCATGGTTACATAATCAATACCAAGTTCTTTACACATTTTCGGCACCGATATTTTGTTTTTTTTGATATATTCCTTAAATTTCATAGATAACTCCTTTTTTTAGTTAATAATATACCATTATATTTAAAATGTAAATAATTCTTGATTTTGATTATATTATAATTATAATGGAGATATGGCAATTATAGATATAAGTAAATTTTTGTTTAAACCTGATGATGATTGGAAGGAATATTATCAATATATGACCGATATTGAAGAATATAGAACTTTCATTATTGATTATTTAAATAATCCAAATCCTCTAAATGAACTATATGAGGAACAAAAAGAACTTTGTATAATTGACTTACTTGATTTTTTGACAAATCAGTTTATCAGATGTGATAGATTCATTAAGATTAAAGAATCAGATCAATTAAAATTAATCAATTTACTAAATAGGAGATTACAATGAGCCAAGAAACACCAGCAGATAAATATCTGCAAGATATGACTACCCTTCATCTAACAGCATTAGTTGATGCAAGAACAGAAATTCATAATAAAATTAAAGATGAAAAATCTGAATTCAATCTAAATACTGATAAAAAAGGTTTATATGACCATTCATATATTTCATTGGAAAAATTATTTCAGGAAGTTGAACCGATTCTTTTAAAACATAATTTACTGTCTACTGTTACACAAGAACCAACAGAAGACCAACATGTATTGTTGGCAAGAATGAGAATTACACATTCTATTTCAAGGGGATATGAACAAGCATTTTTAAGAGTTCAGATTGAAAAACAAACAGCACAAGGTCTTCGTTCAGCATTGACCTATGCAACAAGGTCTTTATATATGCAATTATTAAGTTTACCGATTGAAAAAGATGATGACGGACACAACGCAAATAAAACTGCAAATGATAAAGAAGTAAGAGAATATCAACAAAGAAAAGAAATAAAAAATGGAACAATGCACACAAATTGATTTTATGTATTATGAAAAATATGATGTCTATACTCAACAAAGAGAATCTTGTTGGTTGTATAAAAGTGAGAATCTTATCGGTATAGAATATCGTATTTTTAAAAAATACCGACTTTTTTCTGTTTGGTTTTATGATAAAAATGGTGAATATTTTGATAGAGTAGGAAAAAGATTGGCAGTTTGTGATACAATTGAAGATGCAAAAAAAATGGTTTTTGTATATGAAAAAAAGAAAATAGAAGAAGATAATTATTTATATCAACGATAAGAGGTGAAAAATGGGCAATGGAACAGAACCAACGGTTTATCATGATGATGACCAAGAACTAGATAATAATAATCAACAAGGTGATAAAATTAGAGGAAGTAGTTTTGATCCTTTTGATACAGATCAACTTATTGCAACAGGTAAAATTGATAATGGAACTGAATTTGGTAATAAATTTGTTATTATTCAGCATACCAGTCAAAAAGGTAAACCCTACTTTCGTTTATATCAATCAGTTGGATTTGTAAATAAAAGTAAAGAAGAATCCAAAACAGATTGGTCTGGTGAGATTATGATTGATACACGAAAAGAAGAGGATATTGAAAAAGATAAATGTAAAATGTTCGGTTATAATGGACAAACAAAAACAGGTAAATTTGTCATAAACTGGGATATTGTACAAACTGATTTTAATGAGTATAATCAGGTTACAGAATTTGAAGAAAAGGCAAAGAACGAATTTGATGATGATATACCGTTTTAACCTTGAGGACTCGTTAATAAGACCTACGAGCATTTTCTCCCTGTTAATTACTATTCACTTCTCGTTAGCAGGGAGATTTTTTTGACTATTGAACTTCTACCAGATAAAGAATTCAGAAAACAATTACCACTCAATGATCCGACTTATGGAATTTGTAATGTTCAAGTCGAAGAAGAAGATTACTTGTTTGTGAATGAAGATATAAATAAATATAAAAAACCTATTATTGCTGATGTAAATGATTCTTTAGATCATATAAGAAAAGTAAAAGCATATACTATTCCAGCTCAAAATACATATACTGGTGATCTTTTAAGAAAAGTTATATTTATGATGAATCAGAACTTTAATTACAATATTGCAAGGTTAAATGAAATAATATATTGTGAATATCATATTGGTGATTTTTATAAAATGCACATGGATATAGGTTCAGGACAAAATTCACATAGAAAAATATCATTATCTTGGACTCTAAATCCAAATGAATTCAATGGTGGTAAATTATTATTTTATGATCCATATTCTAAAAATGACTGTGTTAATTATCCTGTTGATGAATTAACAATTTTAGGATTTACACCTTTTACATATCACGAGGTTACACCAGTAACAACTGGTATACGAAAATCAATTGTTGCATGGGCAGAGGGGACAGTATGGCGATAGAAAATTTTGGTAATAAAATAAATGAAAAATTTAATGAGCAGATTGACATCACATTAAAAAAAATAAATCAAGCAATTCAAACAGATGATGAAGACAATATTGATGTAGCATTTACACAAATATTAATACTTTCGAATCTTGTAAAAGCTAAATCTTTTTTTATCCAGATTCAAAAAGCAAACAAAGAAGAAAAAAAGGTTGAATTAAGCGACCAGAATAATCCAGAATAAACTTATAACAGATGCTTTTATAGCAAATTTAAGTAATTCTTTTCCGTTATCTTCAAAATAATTAAATGTTTTATCAAGTAATTTCATTATAAATACCTCACGATTTAAATTTACCAATACTCTTAAGGCCAAAACTCGCTCCGATACTAGCCAAAATTGACCACTGTAACCATTCAGGAAAAGTTGCTAAAAACTGAATACCTTTAGCTACATGTGGTTGTAAGTCTGGTATGAAGGCCGCAATTATTAAAATTATAAAACATGCAGTCCATGCTTCATCTTTCAGGCTGTCTTTAGTAGCATCAGCCATTGTGTTCTCCCACTCGACTTTACCTTCGGCAATCTTTTTCTTGACTGCTGTTTTTGCTTCAATCTCTGCAATTTTAAGATCAGATTTTGCTCTTTGTTTTTTTGCTGAATGTTCAAAATAACCACC